GTCGTGCGCCGCGGCCCCCCCGCCAGTCAAGGCGATATGGTGGAAAGTGGCTTGGTTATTTTCCAGCTGATCGAGCAGTGGTGCGAGAGCCTCGGTAAAATCACCTGGGGCTTTCCTTAG